AGACAAGAAGTACGTCAACTACAGCAAGAGAGACATTAATTAACAACGTGAACCCAGTAGAGGTTTGCATGGTCACGGGGTAAATTATGAGTGTTTGGAGTTCAGACTCACATCGTGTAGTTATTGCTAAGAGGTTATATGAGATTGATGAGAGTTTACCTGAAAAGGTCCTCGGGCGCACCTTGTCTCCTTACTTATCACCGGATCCTGAATCGTCTGGACTATATGGTGATGACACTTGGGATGATATGGCCTCGGAGTGTGGTTGGGACTCTGCTGATGTGTGGAAAGACCACCTGGAGACCCTCAGAGAAGAACTAAGAATAACAGAATTTCCCAAAGCCATCATCGGAACTGCAGCAGTATACAGGATGATAAATGCAGTCTACTCAAGGACTTTCACTGCCAACGCGAGATACAACAGAACAAAAATAGAAGACTTAGTGGAAGATACCTTAGCATTAGTCGAACCATCGTCGCAGGTCACGAGTGGTAAGCTAGTGGCTCTTTCCTCAGCTTATGACAATGCTATGATGAGTAGTGCTAATATGTTCGAGGATGCGGCAGAATGCTTCAAGTATGCCAGGTTGGGATTCAGCAAAAGCACTAAGTATGCAAACGAACTCAAGACTAGTCGCTTCTTTGGTGTAGGAAACCATTGGTATTATGGTTACAGTATTAATGGCATAATGTTCCTCTTTGGCTCAGGAAAGGCTAAGTCTCACATGCTAGTTCTGTCTAGGGAAAACTGGGATCAGATTATTGGTGGATGCCTCCGTATTGCTAATAGTCTTAACTTTTGGTCCCGTATGTACTACAAAGACTCCGATATACTTAGGCGTATGTGGAAGATGTTAGACTTGACAGTGCATTGTGCGTCTACAACATCAGTTAACAGAGCTTACTGGGTTGCTAGGGCTTTCCATAAGGCTAGAGCGATAGATTTTCAGAAGATTGTAAAGCATGTAGGAGGTGTTGCAGAGCTTGTAGCTGATTATAACTCTGAGATGTTGCAACATATACTAAACCTTGGTAAGTACTCTGAGATAGTTGAAGGTATTAATGCTGAGGCAAGGTTAGGTCTCGCTTTGCTATACAAGTGGATGCCTTCCCCAGACTTTGACGCCACCTCTGCTCTAGGAGTGATGAAGGCTTACCATAAGAACCCTAGGAAGTGTGGGTTTGACACTAATGCTGATAAGGTATCAAGGGCTGTTGCAACTTCAGTAACGACAGAAAGAAAGATGAACTTAATATATGCCTATCAGGATATGTACAAAGCATGGCCGCCCGGACTAGTAGTCAAAGGCCGTTATGTTACCAAAGATGAAGCTTTAGCTTGGGATCATACGGGATGCCTGGCTTATGTGACTTACGGGAGAGATATCACCGTCACAGTCAAAGACAAGACCTGTGCACCTGCAAGCTTGGAGGTCTATATGACACGTAAAGGGAAAACAGCTGACGAATCTTACCTACTATGGTATATGAAGAATAAGGAAAACATTGATACGAACGAGATGGCTGAACAGTATACATACTCCAACATGGGCGAGGACAATTATGTTTCAGTGGCATATAAACCGGAGTCTCACAAAGTGGATTCTCGTCTGTTCTACATAGCTCCTCCTAAGCAGAGAGTGCTTTTATCTGAGCTTGAGGTGAACCTATCTAAAGTTGCTGCTCATTACCCTGGATCTCTGATGGGTGTTGAGGCTACGAAGAAGAGAATGATTATTGACAAGCTGATGGACACACGTC